TGGGGGACGTGTGGTTTTCCACATATCTCGGATGCTCAGAACCTAAACCGCTTGTCTAAACTGCTTGCAAAGATCAAGGGCCACAGCTTTAACGCTGCGGTCACCGTCTCACAGGCAGGGCAGCTCGCGTCAATGGTTACTAGTAACCTCAGCAAGCTAGGGCGTTCCGTGATGGCCTTAAAGCATGGCGACTTCGCCGGTGCCGCAAGGTGTCTCGGTGCGTCTCCCCGACCGTCAAAGCTGAAAGCTAATGACATCGGGGGCCGGTGGCTTGAACTCCAGTATGGATGGTTGCCTTCTCTTTCTGATACCTACGAGGCCGCTAAGGCCTACGAGAGTATTAGCAATGGGCCTGCCAAAAGCAGGTTCTCTGCGAAAGAGGAGCATAAGTCCACTAAGACCTATCTAAGCTCTACCATAAATGGAGATAGGATGGTCGCGAAGGGCACCTACTCTAGAACCTATACATTTGAAATGTATGAGGAACTTGGGTTTTCACGACAGCTGGGGCTTGTAGACCCCTTGTCCGTCCTTTGGGAGAACATCCCGTATAGTTTTGTGGTCGACTGGTTCCTCCCCATTGGGGATTACCTCTCGGTCCTGAATCAAATACCTGAACTAAAAGGCAGGTGGATGATCACAGACTATGCGGCATGGACTGTAAGTTCTTACGAACCTTCGTCCTTTATGCCTTTCTGCCCTGTACATGCTGGACAGCAGTTCACTAGTGTGGTCTCGCGACCCACTGTGTACTACGCTGAGGAGCATGCCTCGCGGGATACTTCTGGACCTACGGTTAACTTCCCCAATGCTAAGCTCTTCGGAGCAGTGCACGGGAGGCGGGTGGCTAACGCCATCGCACTTGCAGCTGGCCGGTTTCTCAGGTGAATCCTAAGTCCCGTCCTTCGGGCAACGTGGGATAATTCCTTTCCACGTCACTACACAAAGGAGCCCAAAATGGGCGCAGCGACAGACATCCTGGTCAAAGATGACGCGACCTCCCCTGTGGAGTACACGTTCATCCCCGCAAACGACAAGGCCGGTGCCTTCTGGAGAACCAAGATCGTCAACGTGCCGTTCGACGGCCAGATGAAGCTTTGGTTCTCAGAAGAGGTTGTCAAAGATGGCAGCTATCGGCGAGTCGTCAAGGTCGAAGTCCCCGTGATGGAGACTCTTGGCGCGGCAGGTACCTCAGCAGGTTATGTAGCACCACCCAAGGTGGCCTACAGGGAGACTCACATCCACACAACCTTTTCGTCGGGTCGTGCAACACAAGCCGATCGTGCGAATTCGCTGAAGATCGCGTTGGCCTTCATCCAGGGCGCCAGCTCCACAACGGGAACTGGTACTTTGGACAATGCCGCGGCCGGCGATGCCTTCAAGGCATCGGTCGCGCCGGGGGTCAACTTCTTGATCAATGGTGTAATGCCCCAGTAGCAGGTTCTCTGCCTCTAGGGGTGGCCTTTCCTTAGGCCCTACACCAGGTACCTTGGTCCAATTCCGGCGTACTGCCGGGTAAGGAGTTCATAATGAATGACTGGATCAGTCCGCGTTCACCTGAGGATACGATAAAGTTCCTAGGTGAAGTTTCCGAGCTACTCTCGGGCTTAGGTGGTCCTTTAACGAAGGACCTTTCCAAGCTAGTTGCTTCTGGTGACTACATTGGGTTGGTTAACTACCGATTCGATTATAACCAGGGTTACGATCTTCGTGATGTGGTTTTAGCCAGGCAAATCCATGCTCTGTTTCACAAACAGGAGTGGATGAACCTGGGTATTGACACTAAGGAAGTCGCAAAGGCTAAGTTCGATGAGATGGAGGAGAAGTGCAGGGTTACGAATGAGATCTGGGACTCCGGTCAGCGAAATGCTGATGTCCTCCCGATATTGCATCGGGCTAGACAAAAAATCCGTGAGATCCTCGGTCCTGTTCCTAAACTCTCGCAACTAACGCTCGCCTTCGGCCCGGGGGCCACTACGGCCGTTAAAGGTAAGGTAGCTAACGCCAGGAGCAAGCTATCTGCCAGTCTAGCGTGCAGTCGTGACAGTTTGCCTTTTGTTGGTGGTCTCCTTGCAGAGGCCCCATTATGGGCTACACATCATGCAGGTCTAAGGTCCGTTAAATCGAGTCCAAGCGTAGCTACCGTTTCCAGTGATGGAACGGTCTATATGCAGGACCCCGATAGTAGCGTGACTGTATACCTAGATGTGCTAGTCCACGGAGGTAAGCTCGTTTATGTCCCGAAAGATGCTCGGAGCATGAGGCCTATAGTGGTTGAGCCGACCTTGAATGGGTTCGCCCAGAAGGGGATTGGTTCCTTTATTAAAAGCCGAATGCTCTCGCGAGCAGGGGTTGACCTCACTGATCAAACGAGGAATCAGGATCTTGCGTGTGAGGGTAGCATATCAAACCGTTTCGCAACGGTTGACATGTCCTCAGCGTCAGACACCGTTTCCTGGTCAGTGGTCAGGGAATTACTCCCTTGGGAGTGGTTCGAGTTTCTTGCGTCCTGGCGAACAGGCGATATAGAGACACCTGACGGCCCTCGCGAACTCCATAAGTTCAGTAGTATGGGCAACGCCTTCACTTTCGAGCTGGAGTCTTTAATATTCTTCAGCTTGGCAGCGGCGTGCTGTGACTATCTGGGCCTGGAGTCCGAAATCTGCACGTTTGGGGACGATGTTATAATCGATTCTCAAGCGTACAGCCTTTTCTGTCAGGTTCTTAGCGACTTTGGCTTTATCGTGAATAACGAGAAAAGCTTCGCGTCGGGACCTTTCAGGGAAAGCTGTGGTGCAGATTGGTTATCGGGAAAGAGCATCCGCCCTTATTACTTTAAACAGGTAATGAGTGAGCGTACCCTGTACACCTTCCACAACTTTGCGGTCAGGCATTGTGAGCCTGAACTCGCCCGTTTGATCCAAAGTTGGACTGACCCTGCTCAACGCCTTTTCGGTCCTGATGGGTATGGGGATGGCCATTTGATTGGCTCCTATACCCTGAAGAAAAACCGTGAGGCGCGTAGGGGTGGTTGGGAAGTTGGGTATTTCGATAGCTATTCCCTTAGGCCTAACCGCCTCAAGAAGCGGTATGCCGGGGACTGGTTATTTCCCTCCTATAGTGTGTACACACGTTCGAGTGAGCGAAATTACAGCGACCCGGACATCGTCCGTGGAAGCTGTGGTTACGCGAAAGTATCTCTTCGCACCCTAGCCAGCGGAGTTTTCCGCTGATCTTTAGG